TACCTCAAGTTAGCACCTCTCGAGTCAGCAAACCTCATGTCAGCTTCTCTCAAGTTAGCAAACCTCAAGTTAGCATACCTCAAGTTAGCTCCTCTCAAGTCAGCAAACCTCATGTCAGCATACCTCAAGTTAGCAAACCTCAAGTCAACCCCTCTCAAGTCAGCAAACCTCAAGTCAGCACCTCTCAAGTCAGCTTGTCTCAAGTCAGCAAACCTCAAGTCAGCATAACTCAAGTCAGCTTCTCTCAAGTCAGCAAAAACCAAAACAGCCCCAGCTACTACAGCTTTTTCTAATGCTTCTTTTTTGTTTTCTGCTTCACAACTATAGATTATGCCTGAAGTATAGCTACTTTTAATCTCAATTAACATTTGTCTTCTCCTTTTGGTTTATCTGCATAACTTAAATACTGAGTTGTTATCGCTTTTCCACACTTACATTTTTCTATTGCATCATATTCAGGTCTTAGCTTCATTGCCCTATCTAAACCATATTCTCCGTTAAGCTTCATTGAACCACTGACAAATATATATTCATGCAATCCGAAAAAGCATTTAATTGACTGCCACATTATATATCCTTTCCTATTCTAAAGTTTACCAATGATGCCATACATTTATAATTAATGCAACATCTGCAATAATTGCTAATAATAGCAAGAGTTTATTGTCCATAATATTCTAGTAATACCTTACAGGCTTTAATAAGCTTTTTATGTTGTTTGATGTCGTCTATGTGCCAAGCATTAGTCAAAGCTTCTTTAGATTCTCTTAATTCCTTTTTCAGCATAGCAATAAATACTACCTCTTCAACCGTCTCACTACTATCAAAGTCTAATTCTAATTCTAATTCTAATTTCATAATAATCCCTTTCGTTAAAATAAAGCATCTTCAAAATCATCCCAGTTTACCACATAGTCAGGCGGAGTCAAATCAACTGCACCATCTGCAGGATAATCAAAGTATCTCACAACAACCCCATCATAGTCAAGATACGCATACTTAGACATCACTATAAACCCCTCTAATTTGCACACAATCGCTCTGTAACGCCAGTAACATAGGCTAACCCCTTAATGGCTTAATAAAAGTAGGTAAAGGTGCATCAGGTAAACCCCAAGTAAATGTTTCATGGGCATCATTAAATTGTAAGGTTATATAAGCCTCAAATTCATCAACCACAATCACCTCACCATTCTGCCACTCTTGTGTGTATTCATTACGTACTAAGAACGGCATGCCTACTTTAACATCTTTAAATAACATTACATCATCCCCTTGTCAAGCCACCCAGTTAACGCACCGTGGAAAAAATAGATTAACACTGTAATTACAAAATATAATAACCAATCATGCTTTTGTTTCATTTAAAGCCTCACTTTCTCTATTTAATTAACTCTCTAATATGAATCACGTCATTGTCACTATAGCATACCATACAATCTTGACATTTACCATGGCAATTTATCTCAGCTTTGGTTGGATTTTCTTTGCTATATACACTGAATATTTTAATAAAATGCTTAGGTAGTTTTATGTCTTTGCTATCAACTTTAGCGTTGGAAAAAATCAATTTAAAATTAGCAGGTAAACTTCTTTTCGCTAATGTTTTATTAATGATGTCCTTACGCTTTGTCCATAGCACGAAACGGGTGCGCGGATTATCCAAGGCAATATTAATAAAGTTAATCATATGAGTTTCATTAATCAATTCACCTGTACTATGAAACCTAAAAGCCAAGTCATTAATCCGAGGCAATTCATGACGCTCAAGTATACGACTGGCTAGTATATCGCTATTCTTTTGGATGTTTAAGCGCAAACCTTTATAAGCTTTTTCCATATTGGCGGCGTAACACTTTTTACAGATACTGTCCTGCTCACGCATCTTTTGGCAAAATGTATTTTTTTCTACACTTGTGTTAAGGCTACGAAAACCTGCTAATTTACCTGATTGATTGTGGTTGGTTACTTTTAAGAATTCAATAGTTTGCATTTTATATACTCCAGTTAGTTTGATTGCTTACTGCATGTTTCACATTGTAGACACTTGGAATAACCATGTCAACACCTAAATGCAAAAAAGAGAAACTAATTGCATAAGTTGTTGTATTCATTGAGATATTTAAGTGCAAAAAAGACATGCCATATAAGCATATCATAGGTATATCTTTGTCTAACTCTTTGATTACATTGAGTATTCTCTTGGATAGGTGCAATAAAGATTCTCATATATATGTCTCTCGGCATACATAAAGAATCTATTGGTCTTGCTTAGGTATCGCTAGGATGACTAGCTGCTGGATGTCTCTAGGTTGTCTCTTGGCAGTCTCAGCGATGGCTTCGAGATGCATAAAGGAAGGCGCATGCGTGTACGCGTGTGTTTCTTTGTGACGCGTGTGTGTGTGCGTGTATAATACTAAAGGAGTCGATGGGCTACGGGGGGCTGTCGCTGAGAATCACATGATGATACCCACTCAGATTTTTTTAGTATTTTTTAGGAAGCCCTAAGTAATCCTAGAGCCTCCTAGCTAATGCTTACTTGTTCATTACGTACATTGTAACTTCAAAGCCAAAACGCATTTCAGTAGCTGCTGGTGATGTCCACATAGTATTTCTCCATATATTAAAATCATACAAGGTCTAGCTTGAGTCATCGAAATGATTACAGTTGACTAGAGAGTACGTAGTTGTCATCGAGACTGCGTAAAGATTAAACATAAAACCTCGATGTAGAACCTACAGAAAACCTCGATATAAGATTTAAGGTAGGGGTAGTAGTAGTTAGTCTTTAAGACTGCCTACGTAAAACCTAAAAGCAAAAGTGTTCTTAGAGTATACTTAGAGTATACTTAGAGTATACTTAAAGAATCTTAAAGAGTTCGGATATTATATATCCTCACCCCTAGAATGTCCGTTCAAATGAAGTGCTTAAGAAACAACAACTTACAACCACTAATTAAAAGCTCTAATTCTTGATAAACTAGGCTTACTATTATGTTTTTTTTGCATACTCCTAAAGATATTAGCTCGTCTTTTAAGCTCATCTTCAATTTTCTTCTTCTTATAGATGTCCAAAGCATCATCAGAGTCCTGCTTTAAGATACCATAGTCATTCCAAAACTGAACACCCATAGCCAATACATCAAGTCTATCGTCATGCACCAAAGCACCTCTATCATAAGTTATATGGCTTAGCTGATAGATTAGGGAATAATAGATATTCTTAGGCTCAACTAGAGCAAACTCTACATCTTTCTTAATAGCACTATAGTCAAAGACTAGTCGATGCTGGTTCATCAAAGGTTCTAGAGTATCAATAATCCTCTTTTCCTTCTGAATATTGTTACGTATCTCTTCAGTAGCAACAGGATAGATAGCATTAAGCACAGGAGTTAGTAAGCTAGTAAACATACCATCACCAAAGTTACTCTCAACTACTACCTTATTGACTTTGTATTCCTGAGCTATCTGACTAAGCTTCACAAGGTTAGCTTCATCATAACCACCTCGTAATCCACCAAATGCTGGTACAAATACTTTACCTAGTAGATGATTGACTACACACCACCCCATCTCATCCGTACCTCGACCACTAGGGTCAATGGCTAAGATACTACCTTCATAGTTACCATAGGACTCCTGTAAGCTAGGTCTCTGCAGCGTATCTCCAGTGAACCCTACGTTGGGTATGTCTTTAATACTATCGTGGCTCTGAGAACTCCACATGAGCTTTGTAGGGGCTTGTTCAGGGGATAGGTCAGTAACAATTAAGTCACGTGTCTTTAAAGGATACTTTTCAGCATCACTTAATGTAGTATCAAGCATAAACTGTAGCTTAAAACCACTACGACCATAACTTAATTCCCTCTGATATAAGTCTTCATCTGAGAATCTTTCGTCAATAGACTTGTTTACAAGGGCGGGGTTGTTGTTGATGTCCTGTACGATGTAATCAGCTAGACAGCCTTGGTAACTCTCAATGTTATCAGGGTACTTAGCTGGGTAAATCCTAGTTACATAACCCTTATCTCTAAGGCGTGTATAGATTGACTCAGAAGTCTGAGGTGTACCTAGTACAAGTATCTGAGAGTTCTCAGAAGTCTGAAGGATAGCTTCGTATTCTGCCACTTGATTGAGTAAGTCTTGCCTACGTTTCTCAGTAGCACTATTGTTTTGTCCCTCAACGTCATCAGATATTAGTAAACTAGCACGATTACCCTGTAGCTGAGATGTAATACCTAAAGCTTTAACGCTAGGCTGAACCGATACCTCACAACCATTTACATCAAATGATATAACTGAGCTACGCTGGTCAGCTCTCGGAATCAAATGCTCCAAGATAGGCATAGTATCAATTAGTTTTCTAATAAAGATAGCAATGTTATCTGAGTGTGCACCTGATTGTGAGATGATTAATATCTTTTCATTAGGATTACGTAGTAGTCGCCATGCTACGTAGGCTCCTGTAATCCAAGTTTTACCAATACCACGTAATGCTTCAAGCTGAGACCTTTTGTGTCCCTCTTGTAAGTAGTCTGCAATGTAATACTGCATTCGAGTTGGTGGTGGTAAACGTAGGTGCAACCAAGTATACTTAAGGAATACCTTAAAGTCTTGGATACAAGCCTTAGTTTCTTGTTGATTCATACTGTTCCTTTGTGTTTAAAGACGCTTCAGAGAGCCTACAAGCCCTTATCTTATAGTCGCCTATAGGGTAGGGTAGGTAGGCTCGAGAAAAGCCCTTAGTGAGCGATTGTGGAGGTCCTGAGCATATCTTCAACAGACATACTCTCTTCTTTTGCTGCTTCTTGTGCAATCCTTTGTATAGACTGGGTTAAACTCATCATAGATTCTGACTCTACAATATCAGCTGTAATATCGTTATCTTTAAGAAACTTTATTGCATGTGCTAACATCTTAGGGTCGTCAAGGTTGGTAGCTAATTGCTTAGCCACCATTCCATGAAGTCCATTTAACTCGTCTAAAGATGCTTTATCTTTAGTCATAGTTTATTCCTTGTTAAGTTCTTCTAATGCATATAAGTTATTCAGAGCGTTACCAACTGCATCACCAATATTAATACTTGTAAATGGAACTGTTAATTTAAAATCACCTTTTAAAGCAGATTCATAATCAGATTGTACAACACCACCTATACGGTAACGGTAGTCATTTGTTAAGTTTTCTCCAGTTAGTAAACCTGCAGTTGTATTGGATAATGAAATTGGTAAAGTTGTAAAGGAGTTATTAAGGAATGAATCCATCATAAGCTTGTTAATACCATCTGCACCTGTGTACATTTGTTTTTCAGGTTCTTTTATTGCATCTTTCATTGACAAGACAGCTGTCCACATAGCAATATTACCACCTAAAGCTAACATTTGTTTTGCATCTGCTTCTTGTATACCACGAATAAGCATACGCTCATAAGATTCAAATGGAAACCTCATAAATTTCATCATTAAACGAGGCACAACTTGACCTTCATTCATATTAGTCATAAATTTAGGAAGCGTAGCACCATTAGGATTTAAGATAGTTCTTTCAACCATCGTCATAACACCAGCAGTAATATCGTCATCTAATTGACCCCATGTTTTACGGTCAATATTACCAATACGTCCTGTGCTGTCTACTTGTAAGGTTGTCCTAATGCGTTCCAAGTCTTCAACTCCAAAGCCCATGTCTTGTAGACGCATTTCATCAGTTTTACTAATACGTTTAGCTACAGATAAGCCAGCTAGAAAGTCAACAGATAAAGATGCAGTTGTCATACGAAGCATATCAGTAATAGGGAGTAATCCACTAAACACCGCTTGTTTTCTTATAACATCATCTACAACCTCTTGTACTTTACCAACAGAATCCATAGAGCTTTCAACATCCATACGATTTACTTTGGTTGCAAAAGAAGCATCACCATATGAAATCATCATCTCAATTGTATTTTTTTCACTAGGCGTACCATATCTGTAAACGCGGTAAACATCATCAACTGAACCTAAAAACTTATCAATAGTTTTAGCCCAACCAAACTCTTTTGCTACTGAAGCAATCTCAGTTATAGTAGGTACGCCAAACGCCATTGAGTGCATTACACTTGAATAAGAACTAGCCATTTTTAAAGCCCTTGTAAAAGGGTCAAAAGGATTCTTAGATATTTCACGTGTTCCTAAGATAGTTTGCGCTAGTACACGTAAATTGTCTTGCTCTTGTGGAGTAGCGTCTAATTGTTTAGAGATAATATCTTCAAGTTGCTGGTCATTATCCACACCTATTTTTTCTTTTAATGCTAAACGACCATGTGTGTTTAAACCATAAATTTGAGTAACGCCAATAATTTCATTTTCTAATACATCTGCTATTTCATTATCAAAAGCATTGATTGTACGTTGTTTTAAAGAAGATGTTGTAGATTGAACAGGAATACCTAAAGGTTTTACAATAGATTCTCTACGAGCTGTTTTATTTAAAGCACTATCAACAGCTGTTTTAGCTAATTCTCGAAACTCTGCTCTAGTTGCATTAGTAAGCTCAGAACCAGTAGCGATAGCAAAGTTAACTTGGGCTTGCTCAAGCGTATTAATAGCATTATCCCTACCTAGTTTTTCAATTTTAGCAGTACTATAAACACGTTTAAAATAACCCTTACCTAATGAACCTTTAAAAGCTTCCATACCAAGTTTGTTACCATACGAATGTATATACTCATAATAGTTTAACACTTCATCTGTAGCTTTGTTTACAAACTCATTATTTGAAGTATGCTTACGTGTGACTGAGCCAGCTCGTTCTTGAGCTACTTTAAAGCGTTCCATACCTATAATAGTACCGTCAATTTCGGTAAACATATCACGTTGTATTTTACCAGTTACTTCATAAAGGTTAGAAGCTACTTCGTTTTGAAAATCTGTAATCTTACCTTTGTAACCTTTTTTAACAGCTTCTGTATGAAGGTAAAGAATAGCTTTAGTCATTCTATCAATTTTATTATCAAGAATATTACGAACAACCCACGCTGTTCTACTTGGTATTTTACCCTGATAGACAGTACCTGAGTGAAGCAAGCTAGTAAAACCAGCTACTTTGTCAGTATTACTATTAAGTAATTTAGCTACAGGACTTATTAATAATTTTTTAGACCACTCAGGCATACGTTTAAATACAGCTAAGTCAGCATAGTCTTTTACTTTATTAAACTCTTCTAGCTCATCGTTAAGTTTTTTAATATAGTTTTGTTTTGTTTTTTGAATACCATATAACTTTTTAAGATTAAAATCATCAGCATTCATTTTAGCTAAATCATCTTGAACTACTTTGTATTCTTGAGAAAGTTTACGAAGACCTTCAGGTGATAAAGTAGCATTATATTGAGCCAATCTATCTTTTAAAGTTTTAGTTTCAAGACTATCTCTTTGAGCTGCTTCTTTAGCTTTTCTAAAAGTAAAAGTATCACGCTGTTCTTTTAAGTTATTAAATTTAGCATCATTTTCTTGTGCTGTTTTTAAATTAGTATCAAAAACAACCTGAGCTTCATCACGTTGCTTTAATAAAGCTTCTCTTTCTTTTTGAAGACTTTGTAATGACTCTTCAGGGCTTGCTTTAAACTTAGAAAGTTTTGTATTAACCCTTGTTAATTTAATACCTACATCTTTTAATTGTTTTTCTAAAGGTGTTAGTTTTTCTTGTAAAGCTTGAATTGTAGCTTTAGATTCTTTAGTAGCTACTTTTTGTAAGCTTTCTATTTTATTTGTAAGCTTAGTAATCTGCCCTTTAACACTTGAAGCAGATTTAGTAAGCGTAGAAGCTTCTTCTTGTAATGCTTTATAAACAGGTACAGATTGCTCTGTTTTTACAAGAGTGTTTTCTGTTTTAGTTACACCTTTAATTAAAGCATCTAAATTAGATTTAACAAATTTTAAAGAGTTATCAGCTACTTTTTTAACATCTCTAGCAAAATTAAAAGATTTATCTAGTTGTTCTTTTTCTAATTTTGCATCAACAGAAGCTCTTCCTACGTCTGCTTTTTCAGCTGCTCCAAGTTCTTGTTCTACAATTTTTTGTTCATTAACTTTAACATTTACTTCTTCAATTAATGATGTTAAATTAGCTGCTTCTTCATTAGCTACTCTTAATTGCTCGACTTTAGCTTCTTCAGGAGACAAGTCGCGACCTTCAGAATTAGTTTCTCTTGTAAGACTAGTCTGTTGAGGCGCACGTTCTAATAGCATACTTAACGAGCCACCTAACATAGAGCCTACAACAGCTGCTTCAATAAAAGAATCATCATTGTAGATACCAGTAGAAGCTTCAAAAGTTGCTTGAGCTGCAACACCTACAGCTGCACCTGTACCAGCACCAAAAGCTGTTAAACCAAGTTTAGAAGATAAGTTTAAACCTTTCTTAATTTTACCAGCTGTGCTTAGAACAGGATTAACTAAAGTTAAATCAAGAGGGTCTAAAATTGCTAATGCAATTCCAGCGGAATACAAAGTTGCTGGTGAAAAATTTTCTGCTACTTGTTTTTCACTTTCTTGTATATAACTAAACCAAGATTTAGCTGCTTCGGCTTCTTGCCAACTGTTAATAGGGTATCCCATTAAATTATTGAGCAACAAAGGGTCTGTATCACTTTTTTTAAAGTAATCAAACATTGCATCTTTAGTAAAAGGAATGTCAGCCCTGTCTGTAATATCATACGTTTGACGTTCAAAGTCTCTTCGTTTTTGTAGAGCAAGAGTAGCGTTCCACGTAACACCTAAAGCTTCCCAATCGCTTTGGGAATACTCAGGTGTTTCGGGGACAAAACTATTCTGTTCCATCCAAGCTTTTTCATAGTCATTGTAACCAAGTTCTGCCATTTAATATCCTTTATATATAGATTAAGGTTGTAAACCCTTTCTAACTTTTTTAACATAGTCTTTTGTTTCTTTAGAAAGTGGCTCTAGCCATAAAGAACCATTTTTTTCGACTGCTTTTTTAACTGTGCCTGCTCCACTATTATAAGCTGCAACTGCTTTATCAATATCACCATTGAATACTTTTAACATTGCTGTCATGTATTCATTGTAAAACCTTTGGTGTTCTGCTAAAGGAGCTTTATTTAAATCAGCTATAGGTTTAACACCGTAACCTGGATTTTTAGCAGTTGCTGGCATTATCTGATACATACCTAATGCGCCTACTGGTGATTTAGTTAAACTTCCGTCTGCTTGTGTATGTTTAGTATTAGATTCAATCTTTGCAATGATAGGTTGTAAGTACTCAGCTACTTTTTTAAAAGGAGTTGCTTGAGATAATTGTTGTTGTGTTTGTTTTTGTGACTCTCTTATAACCCCTAAATTACCCATAGCCTTAGACTCAGGAGACATTAAATCCATTAGTGGCTCAGTTATATCTCTACCCATTTGTTTAAAAAGTTTACTAGTAGAATTTACAAAGTCCCTTTCAACAGCTTTTGGGTCTTGACCAGAGTTAAGTTTTTGTAAAGCTTCTTCTTTTCCCACTAAAATATCATAGTAAGCTTTAAATTGCTTTTGGTTTGCTTTCATACCTACTGCATTACCACTAGCTGCTGACCATACCCATTTAGCTTCTTCTGTAACTAAATCAAATACTTGACCGATTTTTTCGGATACATTTTTGACTACTTGTTGACTAGGAGTTACTCTTTGTGATTTAGCATGGATAGTATTAGCTTCATCAATTGTAGCTGCTAAGCGATTAGAGTCCATTAACACATCTGTAACACCATTTGAGCTTTTAAAAGTTAAGACACCATTTGTGTATGTTGTCGTAGGGTTTTCACCTTTAATAACTTTTAAGATGTCTTCTTTTTTAGCCTCAGGTAAACCTAAGCCATTTTCAGTACGTGTTAGAAAATCTGTATTAACTAAAGTATACATAAAGGAAGCTGGCTCAACTAATCTATTATTTTTTAAAGTAGAAAGTAATTGACCTGACACACCTACATTTTCAATATTAGTTTGTTTAACTGTAACTGCAAAAGGGTCTGCTATAAAACCAAAGCCACTGTCTATATTTTGTTGTTGAGCTGCTATCTTATAAGAATAACTAGATGAACCAAAAGATTTATCAGGGTACGCAAAAGTATATGAAGTAGATACAACATCATAAGCAGCTTCTTCAGATAAAGCCCCTGATTGTACTAAAGCTGAGTAAGCTCCTCTAGCAGCCCCAAACTGGTCTGTAGGTACATTATCTTTTAACTTAGTTACGTATTTATTACTTACAGGAACTTGTTGGATACCTCCCTGACTGCGTAGACTTTTCATAAGCTCAGGAACTAAAGCCCCTTGACCTGACACAACTACCGCTTTTAAAGCATTAGCTTGAAACACATCATCAGGAGTTAAAACACCATTGGCTTGATTACTTCTCATATCTAAAAGATTAATAGCTTGAGCAATATCAGCTTGTGAAGCGTTAGGGTTTGCTGCAATACCTTCTAAAGTTGAAAGAGCATTATCATAAAAAGGTCTAAAAGCTTTTTGATAGACATCAGCATTAAACGTACTTACATTATTTAAAAATGTAATATCAGGGTTAATCCCACGGAATTGTTCTACTAATTTAGACTGTGTTTGGGCATCGACTTCTTTTTTTAAGTCAGCATTTAAATTTACTGAGGCTACTGCACCTTTATATGTAGTAAGTATTTCATTGGCTTTTTGTTTATTTAACGTACCGCTACTTACAAGTTTCTGTCCAAAATCCACATAATAATTATCAGCCTCATCTTGATTAATAGCTCCATTAGCTACTGCTTTAGATACTGAAGCATCAAAAGGTGCTTGTCTTAAATTATCAATATTATCGGTAATGTCACTTCTTATTGCAGAATCAATAGAATTTTTAATTTGGTTTCTACGGCTTTTTAGGGAATTAACTACTTCACTATTTTGTTGGTCAACAGCATACATATTATCAATAATATTATCTAATGCAGTAATAGTTGTATAATCTCTATTATTTATAATAGTTTCTACATCAAGTTGATTAATAATATAGTTTTCTTGTTGTTTAGCATAGAAAGTACCAAACTGTCTCTTTGTAAGACCCCTTTTTACAGCTTCATCTTGTAATAGTTTGTAGTCATCTTTTTGTTCTACTAGTGGTTTTACTAATGTCGAAGCTACTGAAATTCCTGCTTTATCAATAAATTCGTTTTGTTTAAATTCTTGTATATTTTTATTTAATACGTTAGTAGCATTAGCCTTCATAGCTTGGTAGCTTGTAATTACTTTTGCTTGTACTTCAGGAGCAAGATTTGTATACAACGCTTCTTGTTCTGCGTTAAATTTAGCTGTTACTTCTTGTTGTTTTACAATATCATTACCAGCTTCAGTCATTGCTGTAGTGTAGTCGTTATACTGTACACTTAGTTTCATATCATTATCTAAGTATGCATTAGTAAGCGCACTATCATAATCAATATTAGCTGCTTTTTGTTGGGCTGTTAAGTCAGCTGACTCAAGGGTCTTTAAGTTTAATTGTGCTTTTTGAGCTGTTAACACTAACTCCGATAAATTACTAAAAGGAGATTTAACTGGTGTTGCTTGTACAAAAGGCGACTGAGGGTTTACAACCCCTTGTTGCCCTGTGTAGCTAAATAGTTCTGCCATTTATATTACCTTTCTTTATTATTTACCGACAAAATTCCAATTAGGAATAAAGTTACTTCTCACTTGATTACCAAAGGATGCTGCTTTAGAAGTTGTAATATCTAATGCTGCTTGTTGAGCTGCAATAGTATTAGTAGCACTGTCAATAGATAACCCTTGTGAGTACCCTGTAAAACCTGCAACTGCTGCACCAGCTATTATATCAAATGTAGATTTTTGTTGTGACATCGTTTGTTGATATTGTTGTGCATTTTGTATATGTCGTGACTCTGATTGATACTTAGCTTCTGTATATTGTTGTTGGACTTGTAGCATCTTAGCTTCAGCTGCTTGAGCTAGGTTATCAGTAGCCAATGCTTTTTGCATATCTACCGCAATCTGTTGTCTACGCGCAGAGTTACCATATACATTACGCTCTGCTTGTGTTGTGGCTACTTGTCCACTTGCTGTTGCAGCTTGATAGCCTAAGTTAGCTAAAGCTGCTCCAAGCTCTGCATTTACATCTCGTCCTTGTAATCCAATTTGATTATTGACTACGCTTTTATCACGTTCAATAAATAAAGTATTAGCATTAAACTGAGCTGCTGCTTGTTTAGCAATTGCTTGATTACCAAATAAGCCCCCTAATAAGGAAAGACCACCTGCTAATGAAGCCCCCACTAAAGGGGTCATAGACGACCCTGCCGCTGCTGCGACTACTGGTGCTGCCATATATTTCTCCTAATCTTTGTTGTCTTTCGTTAAATAAAAGGACTCATTTTTTAAACAACATCTTTTTTATCAAATAGATTACTCCATGTACCATATAAGAATACAGCTTGAGGTAGTCCTGCCTCTACACGTCTGTCGATATGACAGAAACTATTATGTAATCCTACTGCCCATCCTAAAGAATAAGAAAGCTTAGCAAATTCTAGTTTTGTTTCTGGGTCCCAGCTGCGCCAAGTAATGTCAGCTGCCATAGTTCCAAAGGTTTCCCATTTAGGGTTCTCAGTTAAGTGAAAGCTATTTGGATGTCCTTTTACGTTCTTGTTATGCTCAGGTGTTCTACAAACACTTGAAGGAGACAAAGGTTTACCCCATGCCTCCCTTAAGTCTACTAAAGCCTCAGCGAACCGAGGGTCTAATTTGATGATGCCTGTGCCTTTGCAAGCTAACTCTGTCTCAGAAAAGTATTCTATTGCAGTGGTAATAGGTTGCATTACTTACTCCTCATGTCTATAATTTTCTCTAAGGTACGACCACCAAAGTAAAAGGACATTACAAGCATGCCCCATTGCCCCAGTAGCGTCACGTAAGCCTCGTTTGCATCATAGTCAAAGGCTGACATCATCGCAAAGACGAAGTAGCCTATAAAGATAGCTACAAGCGTTAGGGGACGTATGTTCTTAGATAACCAACTATCAGATGACATATCTGCATGATGTCTTGATGATAGATTGTTTTGTTCTGTTTTGAATAAATCGGTTTCGTTGGCGAGCTTTACCAGTTCTCCCTCTTGTGCCATCTTAGCGAGAGCTAATTGAGCTTCTGCTTTAGCTTTAGGGTCTGGAATAAGCTTATCAACTACTGTGCCGATTAAAGGTAATAATGCAGTAATCATTTGTCTGCCTTTTTCTCTATTTTGTCGTATATACGATTTAGCATAACTTCAAATTTATCAAAGCGAGCTTCTAGGTCTTCTTTACGAACATAGTGACTTGGTAAGTCTACTTCTAAATCTTTCATGTCGTTCTTTAAATCTTGTACAGCATCCCATAGTTGCCTAGCAAACCAACCTAATACGGAAAGGACAGTGCCTATGATGATATTAATTATTTGTTGAAATTCCATAAGAGTCCTTTACATACTTACTATAGTGATTATACTTGCAATTATAATTACAAATGTTTTAGGGAGCCACTGGTCTAGTAAGCTATCTTTATTCCAATACTCAAAACTTTTAGCTTTATCACAAACATCAACACCGTTTTCTTCAGCTTCGATATAAGTTTTGTAACCTAGTTTCGTAAGTATTTTACGTTCGACTTGTGCATACTCACGACCGATGAAAATACCGCTACCTAATGCTGCGCCTATCCACCATGCAGGTGTCCACCACCAATATCCAAATGCTACAACCATTGCTAGTTGGTGTTGTATAGCGACAAGGACATGTTCCCAATTGGTTCGATTGGTACTAAAACCTTCTTTTTTGAATATAGCTAACAGGTAGCTTAGTTCTTTTTTTAGTTTGCTCATAACCATAATGTCCTTATGTTATTGTCAGTTCACTGACTTTTTCCCTAGAATAACGTGATTTAATCTCAGCGATTTTATCAAGCCACTCTTGTTTTTCTATTTCACCGCGTTGGTATTTAAAGAATAGTGGGTCAGATTCATTCCGATAAGCATCTATACGAATTTGCTCCTCTTCTGCTTTTTGTTCCGCTTCTATTTCTTCATCCGTCAGTGTTGTAGGTGTGATGGTAAGGTCTTCTTCCCACCCTAACCAGTAATCACCATCCTGCCATACATAATCTTTTGTTACCTCTATAGGAAAACTTGTTTGTGTAAGTTTAGAAAAGACTCTAGGGTTCCAATAGCCTAATGTTTGTATTACCACACCTTCTTTTTTTAAAATAAAACTCATATTAATTCCTAAACTGGCGTAATAGCCATAGTTATAACTGCACCTGTAGAGTTAAAATCTGTAGAGCCACCACCAAATGCAGCAGGGTCTACTTCTCCACTTGCCCAACCAAGAATACATCCACCAGCTAAATTCCTTCCTGAGAAAGGAGACTGGTAAAAATTAGTTAAATCGCTACTTGTAAAAGGAGTCATATCCCCAGCTGTTGCTGATTGTTGTGCTGCAATAACAACAATAGCTGCTCCTGATGTTACAGGGGTAATAGGGGGTGGGTTTGGAGGTTGTTCAGCAAAAGTCAGGGTTTCAGATGTGGTGTCAAGTGATAGTGAATTACTTAGCACATAAACTATTGAGTAAGAAAACACTGTGGAACTTAAATCAACTGTTAAAGTAGTATCAGGGGTACTCCCCATTACTTTATAAAATATCCCCAAGTTTATACGTCCAGTGCCTTGAGCTAAAGTTAGCTCTGCTTCTTCCGTCCATCCACTATCTGATGTTGAAAAGTCTATTATTGACCCTGAATTACTAGCGACTCCAACAATTACAATATCACCTTCTCTAGGGGCTGTTGCAATACCATTAGATAGTCCTGTTAAAAGCACACTAATACTAGAATTAGTCCCTTGTCCTCTTGTGCGACTTCCTACAAATTCAATACCTGCTTTAGAAGTTGCCGTCATTAACTTAGTAGCTAACATTAGGCATCTCCTACTCTAGCACCATAAGTTGTACTACCTACTTTCCACAATACTATAGCTGTGTATCCTGAAGTGTTTAATGTTGGTGCTACACCTCCATCTGTTTTCCATTCAACTGATAATGTAGACCATGTGATTGTGTAAGCTGCCCCATCATCAACCATTAAAGTAATAGACTCACCAGCATTCCATGTACCAGCAGTTGGAGTGCTATCCCCTGTTAAAGTCCATGTTTGTATTGTTCCGTCCGCTGGGCTTAATGCTGGTGTCGTGCCTGATACAGCAAATACGTTTTCACGAATACCATTACTAAATGCTACGTTACCAGTAGAGTCGATACGCATACGTTCAACACCACTTGTTGACCATATATGTGCAAGACTGCTTCTTAAGTATTGGTATACATTAGTTACCCCATCCCTGATTAGGAGACCTGCCGAAGCACTTACATGGTCAGGAGCGGAGAGTCTTATGTTTAAGCCGCTATTAATTGCAGTATTGCCTCCTGCAATGCTTAAAGAAGAATCTAACGATTGAGTACATATTCCAGCCCCGCCAAAGTTGTCCTTATTAAAGCGTAAGTACCCTGCATTATTGAAATCGGCAACTTCTAGCCCATCTACAACCATGTTAATGGCAGATGCTGCGCCAGTATTGGTTGGGTCTGATGATAGCGTTAGATTAGCATCTGATACTACGACTCCATTATTTTGCACCTTAATATTTCCAGCTACTTCTAGTTTTTCTGTCGGGCTACTTGTACCGATACCTACGTTACCATTAGCATCAATCACAAAAGGTGTTGAATCAGGGTTACTCGCATCCTCAACAAGTAACGCATCTCCTGTCCCTCGTTGTGTTATTCTTACAGCAGGGGTTGAGGTTGATATATCAATTTCTTGAAAACTAGCATAAGCATTAAGCCACCCAGTACCATCCCATATTTTCATGGTGTTATTAACTGTATTAAAATATAAAGCCCCAATAAGCAACGTATTCCCATCATTGTCCATGGATGGCTCAGAAAATTTAGCTCCTAGATAACGGTCATCAAAGGAATCATAAGAGGCAGCAGCATTAGAAGCACTCGTAGATGCCTCTGTAGCGCTCGTAGACGCATTATCTGCGCTGGTTGATGCATTGGTAGCAGATGTGCTTGCAGAACTCGCTGAAGAGGCTGCATTGCTTGCCTGAGTCGTTGCTATACCAGCTTGGGTTGTAGCAATACCAGCTTGAGTTGTTGCTGTAGTAGCTGAAGTAGATGCTGAGCTTGCTGAATTACTAGCATTAGTTGCCGATGTTGCTGCAGATGTTGCAGATGTAGCAGCTTGACTAGCACTTGTACTTGCATTACTAGCACTTGAAACTGCTTGACTAGCACTTGTACTTGCAGCACTAGCTGAGTTACTTGCATTTGTTGCCGATGTTCCTGCTGCTGTAGCTTGTGTAGTAGCTGTCGTAGCACTTGTAGAAGCACTCGTTGCACTTGAAGCTGCATTAGAAGCACTTGTAGCAGCTGCTGTAGCTGAATTATTAGCGTTTGTAGCTGAGGTAGCTGCTGCATTTTTAGATGCTAAAGCTGATGCTGCATTCTCTTCAGCATTCTGAATGTCTACAATATTATCTGCTGCTGTTATAATATCCTCTAAGGCATCATTGACATCGTTAATTATACTAATATTTACAGCTACAATATCAACACTTGAAGTAGTTCCTAGTTGACCAATAGCTTCTTCTGATTGTACAACAAGTACATCTAATTGACTTCCGTCAGGTACATCTTCAACAAAGTTCATTACAATAGAGTTATTTACAATATCATATTTAGCTTTATCATTTACAACTGTACCATCTACTTCGACACGTACATAGTTATCGCCTTTTAAGTTAGAAGGTATAGGAAATACTTGGGTTGTACCATCTAACGTAAAGGAATGTCTTGCTGGAGTTTCCATAGTTTTTCCTTATTTCATTTCACGAGAAGTTACTGTTAGCATACCTTCTACTATAACTGAAGTTAATTTAAAATCATTTTCAGATGAATCTAAAATTGTAATATCTACGTTACCTACACGAGATGCTACAGTTAAGTCTAAATCTTTTAATGATGAGTTGTGTGATTTTGTATAAGTTGTATCGTAATCTTTACGGTATACTTCTGCGTCAAAAGCACCTTCACCTTCAATAGTTACTTTTTTAATGAGTAGCTTATGCTTAGGTGACCTAATGTCTGTCATTTTTGGGTAGTAGTCAGGTAGCTGTACACTTGAGGTATAACCATATGACTCTATTGTAGTGTTGTTAGCAGATGATGTGTCTACTTTACCATTGACAACGTTCGAGTCTAATTGTAGTTTATGATACCGATAGTCATTAGCTGTCTTACATATTACTAAAAGATTAGAGGATAGCCCATAATATTCAAATGAGTTAGCAGTAGTAGTGAGTCCATTTAACAACGTCCACTTACTCCATGCTGATTGGATACGAGTTGTACCATCTTCTTTAAAGTTATACAAGTATACTTCGTTAGTATCTGTAGTACACACAATATAACCTAATACACCATCTACAATCAATGTGCGGATAGGGTCAGCTAGGTATGTTGGAGTACTGACATTTAAGTCTACACCTTTAATATCGAGGTTATCTGTTTTGATATACTGACGTAGTTGCTGTCTATTATTAGTCGTTGAGATAAAGTACAAGCTATCATTGACAACTACAGGTTCAACATCAATTGCCATTGGGTAGTTAGAGGTATTCACTAATGATACTGAGTCAGGACTAAAAGCTCTCTCACTTACCAATTCATACTGAGCATATTTTGTAAAGATATACAATGAGTTATTGAAAGGTTTAGTAAAGTGTATCTTACTTGCTTGGTTAGTAGCAACAGTAACATCGACTACATCTGTGTCTAAAGATGTGATTACTGATGTAATATAAAAGTTAGTATAGTTAGCAGTTTCGGATAATACAATACTATCATCTGAAGCAATACCCAACCTATTCTTATAAAAGAACATGTCTTGGATACCGCGTTTGATACCATCTTCGTTTGGTGCAAAAGAAGGGTTAGGGTTATTCTCAATATTACCCACGCGTGGAGGTGACCAGTCAATTACATTAAACTTAAATGTAGCTACTCCTGCAACAACAGCAATCCTATCTAGTTTGATAGGCATATTTGTAAGAACACCACGGTTCTCTTCAGGGTCTAGTGTTTCTTCCCATGAGGAGCCATTCCATTTTACAAAGTAGTCAGTAAAGGTTGTTTGTTCTTCACCTGTAATCTTAACATAAGTATCAGCAAACGGAAAATCTTTAGGTAAATCTGTAATCTTATTAACAGAGCCTTTCCAGCCAATAGAAGCTTGATTACCCCAAGAGTCCCAGCTACTAAATTCAAAATCACCACCATCTTCACGTGTGATTTTAATGATAGAGCCTTTGACTTCTGCTTGAAAACCAACTGTAGTATTAAATAGTACATTGAATGTGAAGCTTACGGCTACAGCAACATTTACATACGGGTTAAAGGGATTTCCTGTAGGGGATTGCCTTGTAGACTGGTTTGTTAAAGTAACGGTGTAATAACCAGTATCTACGTCGTAACTTATATTTGAGGCTACAACCGAATCTCCTGAAGCTGCATCAGGAACAACAATATTATAACTTGGGGTGGCTATTTCATTCCCAGTACCTATAAATATGCTAACTGTTTTTGTTTGACTAGCTGCAAGATATTGTGACGAAGCTTGAGATGAAGTGGCTGCTCCATTAACCAAAGCTGCTAATTGGGCTGCTGCATAATCAGAGTCTTCATACCCAGTAGCAGGGTCATATGTTTGAATTGAAGGTTTATCAGGGCTTACTTGTATAAGGGAGTTATTTAAATAGATAGCATAGTTATACGGATTGTATCTATCACCACTACCACGTTTAAGCCAGTAAAAAGCTTCTCTAGTATAGCCTGCTTTTAAAGGAAATGTGTTTGTAGCATCAATGTCTACTAAAGCATTTCGTGAGAACATCCAAGTTCTATCTTGTACTGTTAGAGCTTTTAAGTTGCTATTAGCTAAGTAGTCTTTAATTGTAGTTTCATGTTCTGCCTCAAACTCTACAACCATCGGCTCACCAACAAGATTAAATATCTGTACTGGGTTGTCGTAGTCGCTTGTCTCTACAAAGATATATTCTTCATCATTTTCCCCACGGTCATAAGTGTGAAATACTTTACCGTCAGCCATTTCAGGTTGGTCAGCAAAGGTAATTGTTTTTTGATGGTTTACAGGAGGTCTTTTAAGCAAGCCCTCAACAACACTAGGAATACAATTTACCATCTCTTTACATTGGTTATCTAGTATCAACTCAGGGTTCTGCTGAGAAACTCCATTGTAGAACGGAGGGTAGACTTTATGTATCTTTGGCATTTAATCCTCCTTATAGTGGTGTTGGGTTAGCAGCTCTATCAATTAAGCGAGTGCCTCTTACTAAGTTAAATTTAGATTGTCGTAAGTGTTCGCGTTCAACTTTAATTTGTTGTAAAGCTACTTTTGTCTCTAATTCTTTTTGAGTTGTGTCGTCACCATTTAGATATACATGTAAGTGCTTAGAAGCTACTAATACAATATATGTTCTAAAGATGTCAGGTATATTATCAAATGTAACTTCAAGTCGTACTGTAAGTGTTACAGGTTGCTCAAAGATACCTGATGTTGTATCCCTTTGATATAGGTTGTTGCCTTCTTTAAAGTAGTCCACATTTTCAAACTCAATTAAGTTATCAGGTAATGTAATGTAGCCATCTGTGTCAGGTACATATGTTACTTCAAATGTATTAAACCATAGTTTATTTTCTTGTTCTTCGCGTAGTGTTTCAGCTAGAATTACACGTGCTAATACCGCTTCATGTCCTTCAGGTAGGCTATCAATAGTCACGCCTGTAGGGATAGGTAGTTCGCCAATGTATCGAAGCATTCTATTAATAGCGTCAATCTCAGTCATAATTTTTCCTTGTCTATATATTTATGATTACTCTAGCACTCTCTAATAATCACAAATATAGAGATAAAGAGAACCTCCCCGAAGGGAGGAGTCTTTAACTAGGCTACTGTACCACCTGTGATTACACATGAACATGCTGGTTTAAGAACACCTAAACCGTAGGAGTAGTATGTAGTCATCAATGTAGCTAGTTGCTCAGGGATGTAGTTAACTTCAGAAGTAACGTCCATCAATTTAGCAACAGCAACAGCTTCTGATGTGAAGATGATTGCTTTAAGTTTTTTGTTAGTACCGCCAACGTCTACAGATGAATCTACTGGTAAGTAGTTAGATTTGTAGATACGGATACCAGCAACTTCCATTACTGTACCTTTGTTGATGCCACCGTTATCACCTGAAGTGATGTCTTTGTTTACAGCATCTGATTGAGCTAGGTAAGAATAGATTAGTGGTGTAACTACTAAGTATTTTTCACCAGCAACATCTTTAGCTTCCATTGCAGCAACTGCTTGGAATACGGCTTCGATTAAAGCATCGCCTTTAGCTTTAGGTGTAGAACCTGAATCAATTACATCGTTGTTAACTTCTGTACCGTCAGCTTGTACCGCAGCACCGCCAATTGTACCTGAAGTTTGTGAAGCTGTTACTAATAGAGCTGCAACTGCTTTGTCGATTTTAACTGCTAGAGCTTCACCAGCTTGTTTAGCTAGCTCACCACGTGTTGCAAAGTGCAATACTTTTTCTTCAAATTTATCTACTGCCATTGCAAAGTATTCAAGAGCATCAATGTTGATGATACGCTCTTTAACTGCAACTGTAGACATTGTTAACTCAGTGCCCGGCACGTGAGTGTTTGTGTCAGAGTCAGAAGACTGACCAATTACAGGGATAGAGATTGAAGAACCGCTTTCGATTGATTTAGTTGTAACCAAATCTAAGAAAACTTGTTTACGGTCAAATGCTGTTAATACAGAACCGTAGTAGATTTCTAAAGCGTTGTCCATGTCGGTAGGAACACCGCGTGTACCAGTGGTAAAATTACCAATGTTATTTACTGTTAATGCCATTTTATTATCCTTAAAATATGATATGTGTATTTTGTAATCGTAGCTATCTTTATATAATAATCTTTAAGTTGTCCATAGAACATGAGCGCATCATTGTTGTTAGGGCTTACAGAATACTTACAAATCTGCTCTAAGGTTACTATTAGTTTGTGTAGTTTATGCTACATGATTAAGTGTCTTAGTACGTCTACTATTGACATCTTAGCTAAGGTGTCTTCCTTTATAATATTGAATTGCCCCAATCCCCTAAAGGAGACGAAACGAGAAAAGGGGCAAATTAGTTATAGAATACCACGCTTACGTGAAGCTAAGTATCGTTGGTCTACCATTTTGGTGTACTTAGCATCTTTACCGTAGAGTCTATCAGTCATAGCTTTCTGCCATTGGTTTTTGTCTGCAAAAGGTTGCATACCACTACCAGCTGAATCACCTTCAAGTCTACGTGTAGCTGTAGGGGCTTGTTGGTCATACTTTAACTTCATGTACTCTAAGTTACGTAATACTCTTTGTTGGTCTAGGCTATCCACAGCTGCGTTGTAGTCGTTAATAACGTCTTCAGTCATATTCTGTGATGCCCAATTAATAATATCTACGTACTGCTCTTGTCCACCAACTGAATTGTAGATAGTATTCTTAACGGTTTCAGCGTAAGCTGTTTGTCCTTGAATATACTGGTCTACTTGTTGTTTGGTGAACCCTTTTTTAGCTAGGTCAGCATAAGACTCATCTGATAGCTTACCCTTTTCTGCAACCTCTTGCTCGTACTTGGTGACATTGAATCCAGTGTCGGCAGTATCTTCAACTTTAGGTTCTTCTTTGGGTGCTTCAGGTTCTTTAGGCTCGCCTAGTTTTTTTTGCAGTTCGTTGTATGCTTGTAGTAAGTCCTCTTGAGATTTAAACTTACCAGCAATCAGCTCTTCTTTAGGTGTTCCATCTTCATTGTAACCTTCAGGGACACCTTCTGCTGCCTCGTCACTAGTCTTTTGTGACTCTTGGTAACGTGCCTTAGCTGCTGCTTCTACTTGTTGCTGTTCAGACATCTGTGGGGATTGTTCAACCACACCTGTATCTACCATCTGCTCTTCAGCCATCTTACTCTCCTTTAGCTACTGGTGCTTTAGGTGTAGGTTTAGGAGCTGGGGTCATATCAAAGCTATTCGGATAGCCTTTTTTAGCTTCCTCTTCTTTGTCACGTAGATAGTAATCAGCGTCTGTAATTGTATTTTTGTTCTTGGTTTTGACACCATTCTGTTTTAGTTCGTATAGCGATTGTTGTTTAGCCATTGTTTATCTCCTTTAGATTAATTAGCCTTGTTGCATTAGTTGTTGCGGTAACTCTTTTGTACCTGCATCTACTAGATTACCAGCACCTTGTTGTGCTAATGCTGCTTGTTGAGCTGCTGCTTGTTCCTGTTGGATTTGCTCTTCAGTTTTGATTAGGTCTGTAACATCGAGTGATAAGCTATTAGCTATTTTCTCAATATACACACCAACATTTAATCTGCTTAAGATAATCTCAGGGCTACCAAGCTCTTGTATTAGTTGATTGAACTGACGTATCTTATCTAGCTCTACGTTACGACCTAATGCCTCGATACCTGTAACAATCACCATATCAATGCCTAGTGACTCGACATCGGCTTTCGATTGATTAAGTAGTAGGTAAGCTAGGGGTCGTTGTAATTCAAGCGATAGGATGCTGTAGACACCGCCTAGAGACTTCTCTAAGTCAGCTGCCATATAGCGAATCTCAGTAGCTGTAGTTCTTTCAGAATCACGTGCTGCTGATGATGCTACTAGGAATGCTTGCTCAAGCCTTCGTGTAAGGTCTTGTACCATCTGCATCGGTACTTGCATATCAGCACCTTTGTCTACACGAAGAGTTGTAATATCATTCTCTAAGTCACCTAAGATACAGATACCATTCTCAGCTTCGTTAATATCAGCGATGTCAACTGTAGAGCCTGCACGTTTACCAAAGAGTACACGTGACATTACTGCTGATGACTCAATGAGTAATTGGTATAGACCTTCAAGCGAACGGAAGTCACCTAAGTATTGCTCTACTAAACCACGACCATAGTTTTCACCATTGATTGAAGTCCAGCGTAGAGGGATGAAAGGAAGCTCACGTACATTGTTGTAGCTTACATCTGAACCATCTACTATAATCTCTTCAACCTCTTGGAACTCATACCACTTGCCTTCTTTGTAGATAGCACGTGTGAATATGGTAACGGTTGAGGAGTCTGCAATTTCAGGGTCGCTTGCTAATTGAGCTAAGATGTCTTCAGGTAGGGTGTCGCGTGTCACTGCTTCTTTAGCAATGATTTCTACAGGGTTACCTGAGAAGTCACGTGAGACTACGAAGTTTTCCATCTTGTAGCTTTTGATACCAGTTTCAGTTTTGTATAGTAATGCATTACCACCAATGATAAGAGATTTACAAGCTTCAAAGATAGGAACACGTAGAGCTTCTCGCTCAATTTGTTTCATCATTGCTTGTTCAAGTAAGACTAAGTTTTTCTCTAGTTCATCTACCGCACCTTGCTCTTGCTGTTGTAATGTACTTTTAACTTCGTCATTTGGAAGTAATCGGAAAAAGCTAGTGTTTGGTGGGAGTAATGCGAGTAAGAGTTTACTTGCAAGGTTGTGTACAAGACGACTACCAACTGCTTGGTAAGGTGTAGTCAAGTCATCTGTTTCTGTATGACCATCGTCTGTAACAACAGAAGGGATTGTTAGTTTAGAACATTCTCTAGCTCTGTCAATAACTGCTGAACGTTCAGCTTCAAGCTTTGAGAACTTTTGTTTGGATGTTGAGTTCTGAGCAATAAGCTCCTCAACACTATAGTCATTTTGTAGTGCCATTAGTTATTAGTCCCTCTCTAGCCAGTTAAGTGTCCAAGCTATATCAGTAGCAGAGCCAGCATCTTCAGTAAAAGCTACAATTGCAAATGTCTGTCCTACATACATCTCTAGTCCCATACCCATTGCAATTATATCTGCGCTGGATGCATCAGCTGGTGTATTACCATGCTGTTGGTGAGCGTATGAGAATGTAGTGTAAGCTACTTTACCACCACTGAACTCAGCTGTCTTATTAATTTCTAACTCGCTACCTGTAATTGCTTCCCATGTGCCACCTGTAAGGGTAGGCATTGCAACGAAGTGAATAGTAACTAAAGTGTCCTCTGTGGAATCGTGTGGTTTTAATGAGATTCTTTGTAAGACGCCCCTTAAAGATGGTATTGAGGAATTGTTACGAAAGGCTGCTAGTAGCTTTGGAGTTGGACCAACAGCTAGTGTTTGGTTGACTCCTATTTCTGTCGGATAGCAGCATGGGGTGTCAGGCATCTGTATAATAGAAGTCATATTTTATCCTTAAGCCGCGCCTGTGCCTGCTTGACCAGTTGCTGTTGCGCCTGTTGTCGTAGGAATTTGTAATGATTTAGCACCTAGCTTAAGAGCGTCTTGTTTACGCTTCATCTCATCTTGAGGGGTTGTAGCAAGAGTCTGTGTTGATGTCTCTTCAACTGCTGGAGCTGCTGGAGGAGGTGTAAAAGCTGGTCGCTCTACGATACTCGGTCCTGATTTACCACCGCCGCCACCTTCAAGGGTAGCTAGTCCTTTGCTAAATGGTTTCTTTGTGAATGCTTGCTCTGGGAGCATGTCGAAATGATTATATTTCATTCTAATTTCCTTATGTTTACTTTTGAGATTAATCGGTTAAATGCTGTTGTTACTTCGTCTACTTCGTATAGCCATGTTTCGTATAGTTTCCTGCCTTTAACTTTGCGTGACATCCTTACAGAATGTTCAGAAGCATAGTAATGCTCTAGGGGTAAGTTGTTACCCATACTTAGTACACCTGATTGGATGTTAAGTAAGTAGTTAGCTTTAGAGTTACGGTGTTCAGGTGTTACATATAAATAGGTAAGACCCACGGTTGGCTCACGAAAGCCAAAGTATGTATTATGAATAAAGCCAGCAAACCCTACGACTTTCTTTTCAATTATCGCTAAGTAGACACACCAATGTCCTTGGATAAACTCATCTATGTTAGCAGTGCCAGTACCAAATAAAGATTTACTCATTTCTTTTAAAAGAGTCTCTAGTTGGTCTCTGTATTTGGCTTCATATTTTACTAGGGTTACATAATTATCTGCCATTTGGTTTCCTGTCTGCAGCTTCAATATGCTGTTGTAGATATTGAACTACATCTTGCTGTCCTATTAACCTACCTAAGTCTTCAATGGCTAGTGGTTTTTTTGGTAATTGATTTGGATACTTCTCTGTAATCAGCTCCAGCACTTGCATTAGGGCTGTTTTAGGTACTGCCATATAGTCTCCTTTTATTCCTTTAAAATATACTATATCTAGAATGTCCATTCAAATGAAATAGAACCCCCTCTAGCATCCTAGAGAGGGTTTATTTTAGGTTGGAGGAGTCCATAGAATAACGTCTTTGCCGTTGTATTGGTGCATATTAGCAAACCTCATATTCCATATCGCCTCTTCTTCATTTGAACCTTTGCTTTCATAAGCTTTTACTACAGCTTCCCACATTTCTTTTTCAGTCTTTAGGTCTTCTAAAATAGCCTCTGCTTTTACCTTACCAACTTGGGGGCATCCTTTATATCCATCTGACGTATCCCCTGTAAGTGTTTGAAAATAAGCAAACCAAATAGCTTCAAACTTTCTTGTGGTAACTTCGTCACCTGTTGCATAGTTGAAGTGTGTTCCAACTGTTTGATATAATACATCTTTATCTATTGCACAAAGTATATAGTCTTCAGGGTCTTTTGTTTTTAGGTAGACTACGTAGTCATCAGCTTCAATACCATCTACTGTGATAGTATTGTAGTTTGCTCTAGCGTACTCAAATAATTCCTCAAACCCTGACGGTTTTCTTGAAGACTTTCGATTGGCTTTGTAAGAGATAGGGAAGGTTTTACGGAAGTTATTAGCTCCAGTAAACACCAATAGATAATCATCACATCCAGTAGATAGTAATATACCATTTAGTAGATTATCGAATGTCTTTTTGCAGGTAACAAAGTTGGTGTAGTAATCCACCTGTGCTTCCTGCTCCTCCCCTACTTTTACTTCCATCTCATTCCATGTAACCTTGTCTTCAATTGCAAACCCTACTTTATAAATCAATGAGTCTGCATCGACAAGAGCTATCATGCCTCGTCAACACTCATTGGGATGTCTTCAATATCTTCTTCAATGTAAGAGTCTTCAATAGCTGTTAGAATATAATCTACTTCTTCTGCTGTTACAATCCCTTTATTGTCTAAGGCTGCTTGTACAGCTTTATCAATAATAGAGTAACCTTGTTCTTTGTTGTAGTAGTGCAATCCAGCTTCTGTTACAAAGGTAGCAATATAGCTATTCATAAACTTCATGGTAGCTGCCTCCCCTTGAGGTTCTTCAAGAGTGTAGGCTACGTACTTTAAGTATCTACAGCTATACTCAGCGTAATACTGGACTAACGGTGTAATCTCAGCTTTCCCAATAAGCTCTTTTGCCTTAAAGCAGTCTTGAAGAGCTGTGATAAAGTCAGCTTTAACAAGCTCTTTGGTTCGACTTACTGGTACATCTAAATTATATGCTTTAATTAAACTCATACTGTCTCCTTGTTTGTTTTATATTTCTTACGTAAATACTTGAGGCTCACCATCATCTCATCAAATGAACCATTCTTAACTTCATGTAATACCACAACACCTCGCCAGTGTGCGTTAGATTGTGCATTTAGGTAGTGTTCGTCATGCTCATAGCAACTACCTACAATCATAGCAGTCATTTCTGTGCCATCTGCTCGTTGAGCGAACGCAATGTCTCTACCTTGTTGATGCCCTGCAATACAACTTTGATGATGCTTAGCAAGGATTGCTCGAGCAGTACTGCAAGGGCGACCCATAGCACCGCTAACAAAGTAATGACAAAAAGAAACACCTTCAATATTAATAGGTTGGAGAAAAGGTACAGTCTCCCAGCCCATCTTTTTATAGTGCAAATCGTCAAGCGAGATAAGTCCATCAAGCTTTGGGTCATTTTGTATTGCCCTTTCGATTCTGTATTCGTGGTTGCCGTATAGCATAACCATACGTGGCTTCCATCGAGGTTTATGGTTTTTCTTTAAGAAGTCTTGTCGTTCTTTAATAGGTGCTAGGAGGGCTTCCATGGCTTCGTGAGTCGCTTTAATGTCTGCCTTGTACCTTTGCCCCTCCATACTCTTACTGCCTGCCTTATCGTGGCTAGAGAGGCTTGGCATATCTGCAAAGTCTCCTAAGTGGACAATGATGTCAGGTTGGATGTCTACAGCATACTTACCAATACAGGTTAAGAAGTCGTAGTTGTCATCAGGTCTTATTTGACTATCAGGAATTACTAATATACGCTTGCTCATACTATCCCCTTATATCTTTCCCATCGTTTAACTATCTCTTCTGAACCTAACCACATATCCTTACCATTGATTACATTCGTTATCTCTCTATCAGTTAAGAAGCCTTTATAGATTTTCTTAAAGATTTCTTTTAAGTTACGGTCATTGAAGTTGATGTAGTCCATAACCTCGTGACCCTTACCTTGTGTACCTGTAGAGTAGTTGTGTATCATAAACTGAGTAAAATCAGCTACTTGTAGTTCATGACAAGACAATGCGATGATTGTACCTGCACTTGCTACAGTACCTACAATGTGTGCTATAACAAATGCCTTAGTTTGCTTAATAGCATCCACAATCTGAAAAGCACTATCAATATAGCCACCTCCAGTATTTATGTGAAGTTTAACAACATCACCTTCTTTAGCTGTCTCTAGGACATAGTGTAGCTCATTGTAATTATGAGGGCTACCAATATCACCTGTAATGTAACAGTTATAGTTATTCTCATCTTTCTTAATAGGAACTGCTCGCCCCCAAATAGGGACTGAACGACCCCTATTTGGGTACGCTTCCAGTAACTCTTCTAAATCAAACTCTTCATCCATACTGTCTCCTTTAGTATTCTTAACCTTCGCAGGCTACACATCCGCCATCACTACCTCGTACACCAGCTTCGCTTCTAATATAATACAAGGACTTGATGTGTTCATTTGTAAATGCTTCTTTATGTACTCGACTAATCTCAGCTTCAGGTGTCTCTGCTGGAAAGAATAAGTTAAGTGATTGAGCTTGGTCAATATTACGTTGACGTGACGCTGCTAATCTTACAAGTACATCTTGATTCCATTCGAAGGCTGTCTTAAATACTGCTTGCTCTTCTTCGGTAAACTCTTCCATCTCTTGAATCGAACCATTGTTAGCAATGATTTTGTCAATGAGAGTAGGTGAGTAAATACCCTTAGCCTGCATACGCTCTAATAGTATAGGGTTGATGCGGTTAATTTCCCCTGCTGGACTACCTTGAACAAATACATTCTTATAGACTGGCTCAATGCCTTGGCTTACAGAACCACATACTAATGCTGAGCTACTATTAGGTGCAATAGCAAGTAGATGTGTGTTACGTAGTCCTAAGCCTTTACACCATTTAGGTTCACCTTTAGTCTTAGCTAACCATTGAGAAGCCTTAACAGCTTTCTGTTTGATGTTGCTAAAGATTTGTTGGTTAAGTAAATGTGCCTCCATGCTATCTAGTGGTATCATGTTTTGTTGCATGTAGGTGTGGAAGCCTAAAGCTCCTAGTCCTAATGCTCTACCTGATTCAGTAGCACGTACAGCTTTCTCAATACCTTGGATACCCTTGCCCATATTAATAAACTCTTGTGCTACGCAGTCTAAAAATACAATAGCGTTATATACAGCATCTGTATCTTTCCACTCGTCATACTTAGCTATGTTCATTGATGACAACACACAAGTGAATGTATGGAACTCATCACTTGCTAATGTAATCTCAGTACATAAGTTACTAGCTTTAACCTTAAGTCCATGATTAATATAGCTTTGTGGGTTAGCTCGATTAATCTTATCAATGAATACAAAGTAACCTTTACCAGTTACCATCTTAGTCTTTAGTGACCTTTGGTATCTTTGGATTGATTCACTATCACCAGCTTCTAAGTCTTCTACAAACTTGTCAGTAATTAACCATCCTACGTTGCAGTCATCAGGGTGCTTGTTAATGAATGCATCAATCTCCCAGTAGTCAGGATGTGTAATCTCTACGTATCCAGCCCAAGCACCTCTTCGTGTATTGCCTTGGCTTACATCTCGACTAAGCTGGATGAAGTCTTTAAGTACAGGTAGTACACCTGAAGCTACGCCACCTGCTAAGATTGGAGTACCACGCCCACGAATATCCCCAAGATAAGCTGAAGTACCAAAACCATTCTTTGTAAGAACAGCTACTTCGGTCTGTGCTTGGTAGAAGTCGTATACTGAATCACCTACATAATTGCCAGAACAGCTAACAGGGCAACCTCGATTAGTACCCATATTAGCAAGAACAGGTGTAGAGCAAGCCAAATGACCACTCCACATAAGATTGAAGAATACTTTTTCCCAATAGGATTTGTCGTCCATATGCTTAGCAGCTGTTCCAGCAATACGCTTGTAAATAGAATATAAATCAGGGTAATCACTTGTAACATATTTTTCCTTTAAAATTTGCCATGCTACTGTTGTAAACCACTGTGGCAATTTACCAATGGCTTGTAGTTTCTTACGCTCTTCGCTTAAATCTTCATAAATACTTTTTACCATGAGAACCCTTTTTCTTTCCAGTTACGATTATACTCTGAGCCTTGGTTGTTAAAGAAGTCATTCATCTTAGACTGCTGAATGTTCTTATAGAACCACTGGCTAATAGGGTCATATCCAACCTCAAACTCGTCTTCCATACCTAGCTGTCTCAAACATAGGTTTAAGCGACTCTTAATGAACTGCTTCATTTGGTGGTCTGTAATACCTTTGATGTCGCCCTTCTCAAAAATCATGTCAATGATACGTGACTCATGGTCTAGTACTTGATGACAAGTCTTAATGATGTTTGCTTTTAACTCTTGCTTCTCTGTGTCAGATAACTTTGACTCTTGTAGTAGTGTGTTGAATAACCAAGCACCTGCTAAGCTGTGTAAGTTTTCATCTCTAACTGAGAAGTTAATACCAGCTGATAGATTAACTAGCTTGTTCTTACCCTCTGACTGGAAGTGTTTCAAGAAGGCAAAGTTACTATACAAGATAGCACCTTCTGTAATACTACCAATAGCTAGTGACTGTAATAAGTCGTCAGGTTTAAACTGGCGTTCAATCCATTCAATCCGATGTCGCAGTGTTTCGTCTTCTACGTATGAGTTATAGAACTCTTCTGTATCTAAGTTTAATACTTCGTTGATGCGGTTGTAGAAAGGGGCATGGATACTTAGCTCAGTCCTTCCAAACTCTGTAGCCATCCGTTGAATCTCAGGGCGTACAAACTTCTTACGTACAAAGTCTAACCAATAATCGTTTCCTACATGTGTTTCATATTTTGTAAATAGTTTTAATACTGTAACTACACCATGCATCTCTGCTTCTGTGACTGAGTTGTGCAAGTCGTGCAGGTCTTTGTCCATCTCAATCTCTGTAGCTGTCCACGCAATATGTTCCTGCGCTTCAGCATACTCTACTGCTTGTGGATATTCAATTACGTAAGCTGTTTGTTTATCTGTAATCATTTACTGTCCTATAATAGTTGTTGTTGTTTACTTTCCTTTACAAAGATACCATCCACCATCTTACCTTTGCGGTCTTTAATGTCATTATAAGCATGGGCTAAGCAGTCGTTAATAGATAAGCCATTACGTTCTGCGATATTAATTAGGACTACCATTATGTCACCGATGTCATCAATAGGACTTGTCTCATTCCATATGGAAGTAGCTAACTCCTGCACCTCTTCCTGTAGTTTGGTAAACTGTGCTTTATCAGTAGCCCCATCAATTAGGTTGCGGTCATAATGCCACTGAGTAACTCGTGTAATGTTATCAGGTAGTTGTAAGTTTTCTATTGAGCCGTTAATCATTTCTCTAAATCCTTCTTAGCTCGCTCTAAGTAAATAGTAGCATCCATTAACTCTTCTTGTAGGTTGTTTAACCACCCAATTAAGTCGATGTCAGTACGCTCTGTAGTAACACCATACTTCTTCATGCCTTCAGCTGCTCGCTTTAAGTATACCTCGACTACCGAAGCTACGTTAGGGTCTTCAGGTACATCGTAAGTAGTTGGTTTGTCAGGTATAATCTGTACACCTTCAGGATAAAACTCCCAAAGCATACCTGTTGCCTCTAGTTTCCTATAGTCTTCTAATGTCATTTTCATAGTGTGTCCCTTTAGTGTGTGTCAGCCCAGCTATCACCAATGTCAGCTGTGCCTCTAATTGGAATACGAAACTTAAGATACTTAGTCACATCATCAAATGCATCCTCTAGTGTCTTAGCTACGTCTTCCGCAATCTCTTCATTACATTCTAGCTGTCCCTCGTCATGGACATTTAGAACCCATTCATAATCTTGTCCTGCTTTGTACTTCTTCTGTAAGTTTTGGTCAGCAAAGATTAACCAGTATTTCATAACCAATGCACCTGCACCTTGTAGTAAAGTGTTAAGCGCACTATGTGCTGAGCGTATGTGGTAAGGGTTGCCATCCAAAGCCCTAAGCATCCCGTTGGCTTTATATGTCTGTGCGACCTGCTCAACTAATGTCTTAATAGCTGGAATCTTTTTAAAGAAGTCCTCTTTAAGTTTCTTACCTTCACGCTCTGTACCGTTAACAATCTTACCTAACTTACCATCGCCAACTCCATATAGGAAAGCATAAATAAAAGTCTTGGCATCATCTCTAGTGGGCAATCCTGCCGACTTCTGATTCAATGTATGAATATCTGTGCCTTTGTCTTTGTCGCCTTCGTCTACTGCTAACGCATACTTACCACCATCGAATCTAGCCATATAGTGACTAAGTGTTCGTAGCTCTAAGGCATCTGCATCACAACCTACAAGCTTCTTGCCTTTTGGTACTGTAAACAATGACCTTGCCTCGTGTCCCTTGTAGGCTCTTCTACTCGGCACTTGTGCCATGTTGGGATTGCTATGAGTACATCGTCTTGTTACAGCTCCAAGTGTATTTACTCTACCGTGTATGCGGTTGTTGTTGTCTACTGCTTTCAGCCAAGCATTCTTACCTTCTGCCAGCTGTCCTACTAATTTAGTTACGTTGAAGTAGTGAGCTAGTACCTTACCCTCAGGAAAGTCAAGAGCATCTAGTACAATCTCATTAACAATTGGTGTACCCTTCTCAGTAAATACTGTAGGCTTCCAGTTGTAAACTTCTTTCAACCACCTAGCAATGTGTTGCCTGCTACTTGGATTAAACTCAGTCTCTCTGTAGTATCCCCAATCACCATCACGCCAATGACAACCTAGCATCTCTTGATTAAGTAATACTGTAGACTTCTTACCATCTTTCTTAACTGCTACTTTAGGGTATGGTTTAGAAACCCAAGTCTGTAAAGGCGTAAAAATTTTTTTCAAGTTTTTTTCGGCTTCATCAACCTCTTCAAGTAAGCTTACATGTAACTCTTGTGCTTTCTTAACATCAAAGTAAACACCATACTTCTCTTGTCTGCTCATAATCTTAGCAAACTCTTGCTCTAACCATATTGCCTCTTTAGGTGTCTCGGCTAGTTTTAGCTTTTCGTATAATGTATAAGTAACGTCTGTATCTTGCTTACAGTATTCAGCCATTGCTGTTGTAAGAGTATCCCATGCGTCCACTTGCTCACCATACTCACCTTTAAGTTTTCGTAGTCTATAACCCCAAGCCTTTAGCGAATGACTGCCTTTAAGGTTGGAAGGTACTGACTTCCTATTAGCATCCTGTAGCATAATATTTGGATAAACCAAACGACTAAGTATAAGTGTGTCTACTGTGTCTTTATATGTCCAATCAGGATAAAGCTTCTGTATCACTGGTATATCGAAGTTAATGCCGTTGTGAGCGATTATTGTGTCACATTGGGATAAGACCCCTAGCCCCTCTTCAATAGTGCCGTCTGATATATCTAGCTCTCTGCTGGTGTATATCTTTGTTGCCTCGTCATCCACTTTGACTGAGATACAATGAATGGTGGTTGCTTCTGTATATAAGCCATCTGTCTCAATGTCAAAAATCGATTCCATTATCGTCTCCAGTTTGCTCAATTTCAAAATCTTCATCAAGCTCGTGAACAATCCCAGTTTCTGCATCATACCTAAAGCCAACGGTATTACCTGTAGCACTGCCACTATACCTATCTTTAAGTACTCGTATTAAGCCCTTATTACGCTCATTGATGTCATCATGTAAAGTATTACGTTCAATACCGAACATAGCTGATGCCCACCGCATGATAGCTCTAGAACCTGTAAACTGTCCTTGCTCTGTCCTACCGCCTGCCTCATGACTTGCTCCCTTTTTAGGTGGGTTTAAGTGTGATACAAGCATTATCCATATATCTAACTCTTTAGCGATACCTGCAACATCTGCCATTAATCCATCAAGATTACGTCTCTCATCTGGAGCATGTGCATTTAAAGCTGTTAGGTTGTCGATGTAAAATATACGACAGCCATAGTTGTGATACATGTATCTCATTTTACTACTTATGGTTTCCCAATCGTTACTACCAAAGTTATCAAACATAAACAATGAGCCATCCATATCTCTTACGGTTGCTCTAAGCTTTTCAGAATCTGTTTGTACATTTGGTAGATGATAGTGGCATCCATCTATCTTACCAGCTGTTCGTAGTAGTGTTTCTTTTGTAGATTGCTCTAACATAAACGATGCTACTTTCCAGCCTTGTTTAATATCATGTGCTAATTGACTCATGATAAAGTCAGTCTTACCGATACTCACACCTGCGCCTACAACAACTACCTCACCAAAGCGTCTACCATACATAAGCTTTGAGAGCTTGGTAGAGTAGTAAGGGAAGCCGATTTCAATAGGCTCTGCGATTGTATCAATCAAGTCAATAGGACTTACAATATCGTCAGGCTTATACTTCTCAGCATTGTAGAATGCATTGAGTATACCTGCTTTTCCTTTGTAGACTAAAACCTCGTTTGCATCTTTGTAGTCAGCATGTCTTATTATTCTCACTTTGTCAGCAGGGAGGATGTTCACACATTCTGCTACTGCTTTTCTACCAGCATCGTCTCCATCAAACCAAAGGTAGATTTCTTCGTATCCTGATAGCCATTCTAAGTGAGTTGATATTTCTTTCTTAGCACTTGTGCTTCCATTCTTAATACTAACAACAGGGTACTTACCATCGAAAGCAGTGGCTACTGATAAGGCATCTATTTCACCTTCTGTAACTACGACCTTCTTTCCTGTATTTCCCCATAGTTGCTGTCCAAACATAAGAGCTTCTTTGGCATCCCCTATAAACTTAAAAGTTTTATCAGGGTATCTTAGCTTTTGTGCTACAAGCTCTTTCTCTTTGTTGAAATAATTAGCTATCTGACATAGTGTACCGTTCTTATCATGCCCAATACCATAGCGATACTGAGCTACGATAGCATCAGGTATCTTTCTTTTAGCTAAGGCTTGGTACTCGTATTTAAGCAAACTTTTGTCTTTGGTGTCTGAGCTGGTGGCTTTGGAATCACCATCCGTCTTTTCCCATCTTTCACAAGCAAAACAATAACTAGTCCCATTAGAATACTGGGCGTTAGCATCAGAAGAACCACAGTTATCGCACCTAGTGTGCTTAAGAAACTCCCCACTGTCATCACTCCCATTCATCATTTGTTTCGTCATCGTCTGCCTCTAAGCCTTCTAAAATTCTCATACTCTCTTCAAGTGCCTCAGCATAGTCCATGTCGTTATAGTACATAGTTTCACTAATTAACATTTTAATACTCCCATCGTTACTCATTTTTTATTTCCTCAATTACAACATCACAGCGTGGGTTGTCTTTATCAATACCACCAAAAACATATTTGATGTTAGATACCCATTTGTAGTTGTCATCTTCAATTATACCAGCTTCAATTAAAGCATCATGAGTGAACTTACCCACGATAGAACCGATGTTGTCAATATCAAACTCCCTTTTTGTTGGGTAGTAGATAGTATATGTAATCTTACATGGCGGTTCTACAGGGTATAAAAGACGAAGCCTACTAATTACCTCAATCTTAAAACTTTTCTTTAGTTGATTATTAACATGAAACTGCCAATTCCTATACTTGTTGAGGTTGAGGTAGTACATTTTCTTTTTGACTACCCCAAGCTCTAACCTTATAGGCACTGTAAATGCCTGCGTACTCATTAAAAGTCGTCTTCTTCATCAAAGTCAGCCGCTTTAGTAGCTGATTCATTAGCATACCCATCTTCTTCATCAAACTCAGAAGCAGCACCACCCTTAGAAAACTCTACAAGCTTAATAACCTGCATCTTAGTCCAAATCAGCGAGATGCCTACTTCTTTTGTGTTAGGTGCTGTATAAGGGTTAGCATAAGCAACACAACGAATCTCACTGCCATTACCAACAAGCGGAGGGTCGTTTAGTGGGTTACGTTTAGCGTCTACTACAAAGATTTTATCTGAGTTACCTTGAGCTGTTCTATCAGCTACATTGTTCATTTTAAACTTGAAGATAATATTACCAGTAGCATTACCATCTTGGTCTTCCTCTTCAGTATACACATCACGAGCTACGTATTTGTCACCCTTAACACCTAGTGTTTCTTTTGTTTCTGCTAACGCAACATCACGTAACTCTTCAAGTCTACTAATGAACTCTTTAACAGCTGGTTCATTAGGGTCACACACAAGACTTGTGGAATACACTCCTTTGTCATTGTAGGCATAATCAGGTTCTTTGACCTTACACCACAACGCCTTCCCTTTAGGTGAAGTAATATTAGTGCCTTTTACTGCAAATGGTTTTACTGCCATAATTGTCTCCTTTAGACGATTTACAAGATACTCAAGTATTCTTTAAGAATACTTTAAAGTATTTAATTTAAGTATATTAGTAGTAGTTGTTACTCAAGTATTCTTTAAGTAATCTTTAAGTACTAATCCTACTTTTTCTTTTTGGGATTAATCTATAATGTCCATTCAAATGAAATTAGCTAAAAATATATTTGCTATCAACAACTTGCGACAAATCTAAAGTATTGAGCATAACGCTCTCAGGGTCACCTTCAAAAGTAGGGTTAACTTGCCTTACAAATCTACGTAAAGGCTTAGTCTCAAACATCTCAACGAAGGTCTCTCTTACTCTTCTGTTTAATGCCACAACTTGATTCACAGGAACACCATAGCTATCATGAACTAAATGAAAATTAATACATCCATCCTCCTTCAGTTTTAGTACAGTCATCGACAGCAAAGCAGCATCTAAACTATGAATATAATTTGGAGCGATTCCGCTGACCATTTTCTGTGGGTTAAGGGCATCCATAGTCTTACGTATAGAAAGCTTGCCTATGGGCGTTGTAACACGTTCTATCTCGGTCTTATGTAGCTTCTGCAAGACAGGGAACTCTGTAAGAGGTGAAGTATAGAAAACCCACTTACCTTGTTTAACAACATCCGCTGTAACTTGTTTTAGATAATCCTGACCTATCCTAGCCCCTTTAACAGTTTCTATAATAGCTCTGTCATTTAAGTCTGTTAGTAGCTTAGCTACCATCCACATATCACCTACCCAAAACTTCTTACCATTATTTTCAAGCTCTATCAGCTCCGCTTTAAGTTGCTCATACATCCCAAACTTCGTTACTGAGTAAGGCTGTGTCATGGTGTTACGCTTGGTTAAGTTTCTTGTGATATTACCTTTAAGACTATTTGCAAGTGCAACTGTAGACTGCTCATGAGAATTACCATCCGATGTTTTAAAATTAACAAACTTTATGTAATCCCCAGCTTGTAAAAAAGACTCTACTTTATCTGCAACTCGTTGATAAATATCATTTCTAGTATCACCAATAACATTAACTGCTTCTGCTCCCTCCTTGTCAAGTAGTAGTCCTGAATATATCTGAATGCCACTACAGGTTGCATCTAAAGCAACTGGAACATGTGACACAAAGTTTTCAGGGTCTTTTAGGTAATCAGCATACTCAAAACACCAAGCTAAGTACAGATAGGGTTCATCTGCATCTTTCCAAAACCCACGGTTTGCGATAGGGTCTTCAGCGATTAGTTTAATCTCATGCTCTAACTCTTTGATTTTACTGACTCTTTCGTCATAAGGCTCTTTGTCGTAGCCATAACAGTTAGCACCATGAATCATAAACCACATCAACTGCTCTTCATTTTCTATCTTGCATCCATTACGAAACTCTAATAAAGCTTTGACTTCTCCCTTTCCTTGTGGTTGTAGATGTTGCTGAATCGGATAGATTCTGCCCCTAAAGTCATACTGGTAACTAAAATAAAACTCATCTTCGTCTACATACTCCTTTGCATTAAATAATACTAGGTTCGTCATAATAGCCTTACCTGTATTGCTTATTGTAATATCACGTTGTGCTTCTAAGTCCTTGAAATACTTACGCATCATCTTCTTGTCTTTGGGTAAACCTTTGTAGCTACCTGTTGTGTTTATCTCACCATAGTTATAGATGTTAATAAAGTCTTCAGGTTCTAGTTGTCCGTTGTAAGGCAACTTACCAACCAAGTAAGGGTTATTAGAAGCACTTTCAGGGTCTACTATATTATTTTGGAATACATACTCAAATACATCAAAGACTCTTCTATTTACCCTCCACGCAGTCCCCTGAAGGGCGTTTAAGGTTTCATATAGGGTTGTCATAGGCTTCTCTTTAAAAAACGCTTCTAAGAGCTTCTTAGACCCCATACGGCACTTAATGATAGGCATTGCATATAGCTTTTCTGTCTGATAACCACCACTTCCAATGAAACCGTCCCAATCTTTAGGTTTAACTAGATGAATTGGGAACTTCCTGTAATCAGCTAAAAGTCTTTCCCTAGATTGTAGTACCATCTTAAAACACTCTTCAGTATACACGATGTACTGTGTCTTCCTGCGGTCTTTTACGACAATCTTTGCTTGTATGATATTGATACCGCTTTTAATCACTAAATCTAATAAAGTACCTCCTAGATATGCAGTACATTGAGATAAATGTTCTTCCTGTAACTGGGATTGACGTTTGATAATTTTAAGTTTCTCACGTGTTCGAAAGGTTTCACTCCGTCTCTTAAACCTCTTTTCTACGAAGGCACTAAAATTAGTACCGCTATTATCTAACCGCCTAACCAAGATACTTTCATGGATAGCCTTAACTATGTGTGTTATTAAAGTTACTGTTGGTACTTGTACGTCTTTACTAATACTTCTAACAATAGTAGCTAAGATAATAAAAGCTAGGTCTTTAGGTGACTCATAAAACTCAACAGCAACTAAATCCCTAGCCTGTCCCATTTTACCGTATATCTTTTTGTCAAAGTATTCTGATATTTTATCAGCAACAGCCTCAATACTATGCACCAACAACATCTTACCCTCAGCAAGCTCATCGGCTTGTCCTGCACGAACACGAGAATTGATTTCCTTCATCAGCCTATTATAGCTGTAGTCGGTAGCTGTTTGCTCTAAAACCAATTGCCTGTCCATTAAAGTTGTCATTCAAATCCTTTCGGGTAACTAAAGTGTTTCTGCCTAATATACTCACCAACAAGACCACTACGTACAATATCATTTTCATCAAAGTAATTGAAGTCAAACATATCAGGTAGTTGTTGCAATACCTGTAAGAATTTCTCAATGTTCTTTTCTGAATGCTTAGTGAAGTCACGTTGCAGTACATCACCACAAAACATAATTTTAGAATTACGCCCTACACGAGTAATCACACTATCAGCTTCATGCGCTGTCATGTTCTGAAACTCATCAACAATGATAATACTATTGTCTAGTGTAAGTCCCCTGATAAAACTTGTTAGCATAAACTGTATGCCACCATGATGCTTTAAGATTTCGTAGGCATCTGCTCTCCTAAATAACTCACTACATATTTGCTTGTAAGGTAACTCATAGACTGCCCCTTTCTCTGCCTCTGTGCCTTTCAAGAAGCCGATGTCGCGTGTAGGTACAGCACTACGTACAACCACAACCTGCTTATACTCACCACCCTTCATGACCTCTTGAAATGCTTTGTAGCAAGCAATGAATGTTTTACCTGTACCTGAGTAACCTAGCAATAACTGGCTTTTGTCTTTGTCGTAGTTGTCAAAGAAACCCTCTTGGGTATCAGTTAATGGTAAGACATCAAGTAGGTTTAGGTTGTTGTCATTAAATGCATTCTTTGCTTTGCGTCTTACTGCCATTATAGGATTACTTTCTCTACTAAAGTTGGGGTTTCTGAAAGAGTATCACCATAGTCTAAGATTTTAGGTTGATTAATATCGAACCCATACCCAACTGAGATAGCTGTACGTGCTTCCTCTTCGTCTTTAGCCTCAACAATAAACTCCTCCTCAATCGTTACCTCTTTCAAGACGGTTTCTAATACTACTCTAAAATGTGCCATAATAGCTCCTTATTTTGTTTTGATAACAGTATGTACTGCGTTTACTTTGGTAATCGTACTTTTGTTTACATTACGATAGCCTTTGTTGAAGTCATAAAACATAATATATTTCTCAGGGTCGGAGGTACGTTGGTTACCCTGTGTATGCTTGTGTACCCCTGTGCGACCATGTACAACTCCAGTCGTTCCATCTTTCTTTGTGAACTCGACCTTGCAGATTTTACCTGATTCAATAATATTTAATAATGTTTTGTTCATGATGCTCTCCATAAGATGTTGTGAAAAACGTAATCTAAGATTCTGCTGAGTAATCATCTTTCAGCCACTCCATTGTATCAAGAAATTTAAAATTTGCAATCAAATTATTAGCTACCTCCTTCGCAATAAGTCTGTGTTCCAATTGTGTTTCTACTCCACACCTTACTTGGCAATAATGAAGCCATGACCTCAAACTACCATTCATATACAATCTAGTCTTTGTTAAGCCTTCAGGTAGCAAGGCTCTTGCCTGCTCTTTAGCTACTCCATTGACCAATGCTTGCTTGTAAAGTCTTTGAGAATGCTGCCATAAATCCTGCTGTCCTTTGATAAACTCTTGATTTATATGTGTATTTTCAGATATAATACTATTCTGCTTATTCTTTACATCTTGCAACCTAGGCTGTCTCAAGATTGCTTCGTCTTCAGCTTCAGCATATCGCTGGCTAAACTCTTGAAAACTGAAAGACCTATGACGGATAATCTGCCTTCCTATATCACGTGTCGTCTCAATCTCAAACATTAGGTTTACCATTTCAAAAATACTAAAGTGCTTATGTTTGATGCAGTACCTTAGTAATCCTGCAGCTGTATTTGTATTCAACTGATTAGGTGGATTGGATACCCTAGCGCAATAACTAATAAACTCTTCAGCTGTTTTGATACCATCAATATTAGGTTGGCTGATTGATACTAAATCTACTTTCATGCATATACCCCCTCTTGGTTATCCTCATAGAAATATTGTAACTCCTGCTCTTCAAGAGCCAATATGGTTAATAAATGAGCTTGGCTTAGCTTATCAGCGATTAATGAGTAATTACCATCGCTTCTACCTTGCTCTGTAATAATACTATCTATTTTATTAGCAATACTTAAATTAGTCATTTTGACTCTCCTTGTTTAATTATAAAGAACTTAATAATAATAAAGTTTTAACTCGTATAGCCTAAAACTACAAAAATCCAGTTCCCATCACTACATTGTATTTCCGTACAATCTCTAAGCGTCTGAATTGACTTGTCGAGTGTAGCTAAACGCTCAGCATCTTTCTCTAACTCTGCAATGCGTTTATTGCTGTTAGATAGGGCGTATTTGTATGCGCCATGCGCTAAAGTATATTGTTCTAGGTATTCGGCATAATCTTCATCATTTTGATTTGGAATAAACTGTCCATGCTCTTCATCTCCCAACCAAATAGCGTCGAACCATTCTTTAAACTCTCTATCGTTATCCATCTATACTCTCCTTGCTGGCTTTCGATTCCTTCATGGCTTCATTTGCGATATTCCAAACGGCTACACACAGTTCTTTAGGGTTATTCTGAGCATTGTCAATTGACAGTCTAATATCCTTCAAGGCATCTTCTAACCGCTTGATATAAGCTGATTGACTAGATAGCTTGGCTTTTAAGCACTCATTGCAATCAGAAATAAAATTACAATTCTTACCGTGTTCACATTTGAATATGTATAGCATTACCATGTTTATTCCTTTAGCTTAATTAGTGCTTAACCAAACAAGACTTAGTGCCTAAACTGCAAATATTGCTCATAAAGACATTAACCTTACACTTTGGCTTATAGCATCGTGTAATCCCACATAAATCATGGTCTAAACTTTGCCACTTTATTGAACCAATTTGATAATCTAATGGCTCGTTGCAAACTTCACATTTTGCGGTCAAATCTGGCGGTTCTCTTCCCATTAGAATATCCCCTGCTTAATAGCGCAAATAGCTAATATGATTAGTGATAGGGTTAGGTATAAATAAAGGTTCATTTTGTGTCCCTTATTATAAATTTTAAAGCCTCTTTTTTATGTGCCTCACATTCTGCTAAAAGCCATGTTTTATTACTTTTCCAAAAGTCAGCAGCACTATCATGCATTTCAGCAATTTGCTCAGTAGTGAAAGATGCCCACTCTTTATGGCTATGTCGTTGACACCCAATAGTCATGTATTCCGCTGTAATTAAAATATCCCAAGTTAAGTTAAGAATTGATATAGGTGTAATTACTAGTTTTTCATCTCTCAAGTCAGCAAACCTCATGTCAGCACCTCTCAAGTCAGCAAACCTCATGTCAGCACCTCTCAAGTCAGCATAACTCAAGTCAGCTTCTCTCAAGTTAGCAAACCTCAAGTTAGCATACCTCAAGTTAGCACCTCTCGAGTCAGCAAACCTCATGTCAGCTTCTCTCAAGTTAGCAAACCTCAAGTTAGCATACCTCAAGTTAGCTCCTCTCAAGTCAGCAAACCTCATGTCAGCATACCTCCAGTTAGCAAAC